AGATTACATACTTAAGCCGAACAACAGCTCCCCGAAGTGGGCGATCAAACTAAAAGACGCGTCAACGAAGGCGTGGGAAGAAGACGATGACGGGAACAACGAACAGGCTATCAGCATCGCCGGGACTTGGGGGTATTCATCCACAGCCCCGCTCGACATCAAAGAAGCCTGTTTGCAGATCGCTTATTCCTGGTATCACCGCTTTGGGGAAGGCATCGGCTCTGACTCTACCATCACATCGGGTGGGGTAGTTATCACAGCGCGGGACATACCCGCAAGCGCGCGCGCGATCCTGTTGAACTATGCGAGGCTGGCATGACATTATCCTCAGCGACCATTGCCACAGCCATAGCCGCGCTATCCATCACGGGCGTGACCATCAAAGACGCGGACGAGATACCGGAAACGGTCAATGCCCGCGACTGCCCTCTCCTGTTCCCTTCACCTGACGCATGGTTGGGCGGGGCGAACATGGAACCGTCAGACGGACCGACCACCTTTGGCACGGCCACTACTCGTTACTGGATAATCAACCGTTCTTACAGGTACGTTTATCTGCATGAAGTGGTTGGAGCAACCAGGGGCTTGAAGGACGTTATCGGCGCAATGGCCACAAAAGCGGATGCAATCATCGAAGCATTGTGCGAGATGGACGTGACTGACGTGGACGTGCAAAGCGTAAATACGGGTGAGTTTGGCGTGTTGGAAGACCCGGCGGGCAAGGCGTACTTTGGCTTTACCGTGACTATCACAATGCGGGAAAGGATCAACGCATGAGTAAATTTTCAGGAAAGAACGCGATACTCCTGCTGAATGGGTATAACCTATCCACCTACGGAAGCGCGTTTGAAGTCAACGCTGAAGCGGGCGCGGTAGACGTTACCGGGTTCACGGACGGCTGCCAAAACTTCATACCGGGCATGAAAACAGCGACCATACTGGCTGACCTGTTCTGGTCAAGCACGGCTGGCGCGGTGCATACTGCTTTGGGCGGGGCAACACCGGCAACAGGGCATGTAACCATCCTCCCGGAAGGGTACACACTTGGAAACCTGTCAATCTCATTACCCTTCATGCAGGCGAATTACAGCCCGAAAGGGCAACCGGCTGGCGCGCTGAACGTGGGAACGCTGAACTTCATCTCCTACGGCGACAATGAAGGCATCGAGTTTGGCAACGTGCTGGCGCACGCGACCATCACCAATACCGCAACGGGAACAGGTTTTCAGGTCAACTCTGACGCGGTTACGTCGGCTTGCGCCGCAACCCTTCACATCTGGAACTTGTGCGCGGCTGATACCTACGTGGTGAAGGTGCAGCATTGCGCGACGGTGGGTGGGTCGTATGAAGACCTGATTACCTTCACGGCTGATGGAAGCGCGCTGACAAGCGAAAGACAGACCGCCGCGAGCGGGACGATCAACAAATTCATTCGGGTACTGGCAACGAGGACGGGAAGCGCGGGTAATTCATTCGGCTATTCCGTGCATTATTGGCAGGAAACCATAGGATAACAAGGAGTAAAAAATGGCAAAATTTTCAGCTAAAGGTGCGGTGATAACGATTGACAATTCCGCTGGCGCGGCTCAAGACGTATCAACCGACTGCACAAGTTTCGAGATCCAGGAAGACGCTGGCGCGTTGGACGTGACTGGGTTCGGTGATGGTTCACAGAACTTTATCCCCGGCTTGCCGGTGGTTGGCATCACGTTTGAGTTCCTTTACGATACCGCCACAACCAGCGGAGCGACCACCGTGTTGCGCGGGATCCTCAACTCAAGCACGAGTAAGACCGTGACCGTGAAACCTGAAACGGCTGGCTCGACCCTGACCGGCGAGTTCATGCTGGACGGGTTATCAGTCAGCGGTACACCGGCGGGCGAGTTGAAGTTGGGTACAGCGCACTTCAGCGTCATGGGCAGCACAAAACCGACTTGGGCGTAAACATGACTGACAAGATCAAGATAGTCGTCACGCAGGAAAAGTTTGACGAGATATTTTCCATTGATGACTGGTTCAACTTTGACAAAATGCCACAGAAGGAAGTATATGGACTAATGCTTCAGTTTGTGGCAGACGAAGCTGGAAACGCGTTGTCTATTGAGGATGCTCGCAAGCAATTCAAGAAAGTTCCTAAGTCGGAATGGATTGAGTGTATCAGCGATTTTGTCAAAGCCATAGAAGACGCATTCGTAAACCCTACGAGCGGAAGCAGTTAGAGTTTGCAATAACAAGCAAAACTGCTTCCGCACCAGGATGGGTCGGGATACTGGGCGCGGCTGAAAGCTGGGGAATACCGCCGTGGGAGATCGTGAAAGGGTCAAGGATGCTCTGGTATCAACGGTGGCTGGTGCTACACAAGGCAAGGATGGAAGCCCATGACTAACTCGGTACAAATCGAGCTATTAGCTGTAGATAAAGTAACTCCAGCGACATTAAATGCAATACGCGCTCTACAGCAATTAAACGATCAATCTCTCTCGGAAATTTCCGAGTCCGCGGCTGCGGTTGGCGAGGGCTTTGAAAATATAGGGGCATTGGCAGACTCCCTCGCCAGAAAATTTGAGTCGGCCACACCAGAGAACCTAAGATACGCGTTATCTATTCAGGAAATTGACCAACAATTCAAGCTTGGCGAAATATCTGCCAGCGACGCCGCCAAAGCGATGCGAGGAATCAGTAATGAGATAAACTCTACAAAAGGCGTTACTGACGCACTTAGTGGCGCCTTTCAGAAACTTACCGGGGTTTCTTTGAGTGCGCTTGCCGGTCCAACTGGTATAGCGGTCGCTGCTATGGCTGTTGTTTCTGCAATGAAAAAATCCATTGACGAAACTGTGAAATACACCCTCGCCGTTGACGACATGGCAAGAGCAACTGGTTCTTCGGTAGAAGACTCAAGCCGCTTACTACAAGTTATCGACAGTCTACAAATGTCTCAAAGCCAGTTCACTGCTGCTTTGATGAGAGCGTCAAAACAAGGAATTGATGTATCAATAGATGGGCTTAAAGTACTTGCTGATAAATATGTTGCGCTGCAACCCGGACTTCAGCGAACAGAATTTTTGCTTAACACGTTTGGTGAAACCGGCTACAGGGTTGGTGAGTTATTAGAAGGGGGTTCGAGCGGTTTAGATAAATATGTCCAGGCAGTTGATAAATCTCTTGTTGTAACAAACAAGGCCGTACAACAAACAAAGGATTATATAAAAACACAGGAGGACCTAAAAGACGTACAAGAATCGCTGAATTACTCTGTTGGTCGCGTTGCAATGGAAGGATACAGACAGGTTCTTCTCGGTATAAATGTTTTGATAAACGGCTACACAAAAGAAACAAAAGAAGCCACTACTGCTCAACGGGGTTTCAATTACGTAAACCGCATAACTACCGATGACCTCGAAAGAGGAAAGGAAATAATAGAAGACCACAAAAAAGCGCTGGAAGAAGAAACGGAAGCGCTAGAGGATATGTGGGATGCAATGGATCGCGGCGAGAGTGTCATGACATCATTTGAATTGTCATGGACAAAGGCGACCAAGGCACAAGATAAATTCGATGTTTCGCTAAGCCTTATTGGTTCTACGCTTCAGTCGTGGGGGGCTGAACTTGGTCCGATTGGTGAACAAATATGGCGCGGATTCTTGGTTGGAATTGGTGAAATTACACCCGCCGCAGCAGAGGAATTTGCAAGAATGCAAGTTCTGTTAGAAAACGTTAGAAAGATGGCTGCTGCCGGAGTATCTATTCCAATTATTGTTCAGTACATAACGGAATCGTTTAATGGAATGCAAAACGCAAACAACCCGGCTGGTCCATCTGCAAAGGACTGGGTACTAAAAGGAACTAAAGGCGGCGATGGAACAGAAAGCGCGTGGTGGAGCGCGTCTCTTGGTCAATGGTATTATGGCTCGAAACCACCAGGATATGCAACGGGCGGTAGTTTTATTGTTCCTCCAGGATTTTCAAACGACTCATTCCCAATGATGGTTGAATCTGGGGAGCACGTTTCTGTCACACCAAAGAATCAGGTCGGAAAAGGCGGGGGTGCCGCAATCGACTATGATCGCCTTGCTGATGCAGTTGCACGAGCAACCGCTCGCGAGTGGCAGAAAGTGAGCCGGTAGTGGCAACGCCGACGATCAACTGGTACTACTGGGACGGCGACTCGTGGGAGGACATCTCCGCGCACGTGCTTGTCAAGGCGGGCGTATCCGCGTCATGGGGCATGTCGAGCAACGACTACCTTGACCGGCTGGCGAAGACCGGCGAGATGCGGCTGTTACTGGACAACGCGACGGGAAGATTCGACCCGGATGATACCGACTGCCTGACGGGGTGGGCGATCAACACGAAGGTGAAACTGGTCATCACATTTGACAGCGTGGCCTACACGCGGTTCTACGGCTACGTTGACCGGATAACGCTCAGGGATGACAGCCTGTACGACCACACCGCTGAGGTGACGGTGGTGGACTGGATGGCGAATGCCTACAAATTCCCGCTGACACAGCAGAGCATCCTGACGAATAGAACAGGTGATTACGCGGTGGATGTGATCGTAGACGCAACAGGGAAAGTGCCGCTGGCAACGAGTTACGCGCCTGGCGAGTACACCTACGACGCGCTGTTCGATTCCATGACCACGACCACAACCGCCGCGACGGAACTCAATAAGATTGTGCTATCCGAGAACGGGTACTTCTACTGCAAGCACGACAAAGTAAACGGTGAAACGCTGGTATTCGAGAGTGAAGCGACGCGGAACGGCTTGCGGACGGTGAACAAACTGCCAGTGATGACAGTGGACTGCGATTACCTGTTACAAGAGAATGAGGACTTTCTACTCCAGGAAACAGACGACAAGATAATCATCGACGAGGTGCAGGACGCGCACATCAACGGAACTGCGGAGCAGTACGCCAGGACGCACGGCGATAACATCATCAACAAGATAAACATCAAGGCTTATCCTAAGCGGACTGACACCACCGAACAAACGATTTACTCACTCGGAACGCCTATCAAGATTGCAAGCGGCGAAACAAAGACACTCACCGTCAAATATCAAAACTCCTCCACGAAGGAAAGTTTGAACGCTATCACGTCGTTGTGTTCACAGCCCGTCGCTACGACTGACTACCTGATGAACACAAAGAAGGATGGCACGGGAACGAATTTGACCTCATCCCTCACGGTTGTGGTTGACTTCCATACGGCTGACGCTGAGATAACGCTCACCAACGCGAGCGGTTATCTTGGCAAGATTACCATGCTGAAATTGAAAGGTTATGGAGTGTATCAGGACTCACCCCTCACGGCGGTGGTGGAAGATACCACATCGCAGGCGAGTTACGGCGTGCAGACGTTGACCATCGAACAGCAATACCAGCGGGACACGGCGGCGGGTGAGATGTACGCGGACAAGATATTACAGAGCAATAAAAACCCCCGCACGGTGCTGAATGGGGTTGGCATGATAGCCAACAAGAGCGACCTGCGGATGCAAGCGTTCTGCTCGGTTGACATTGGCGATATGGTTAAGATAACGGAATCAAGTTTAGGGCTGGCGAATTACTACTACGTCAACGGTATTTCATTCAATATCGACGGTGGGAATATTATCACGTTTGAGTGGTTATTATCGGAGCCAGAGCCGAGCATATATAACGGCGGCCTTTCACTAATAGCGGTAGAGTTTGCCGATTACGAAATAGATGAAATTGGCGTTACAACTGGAAACCGACTTTCTTTTGGTAACGTTCCAACTCTCATTGACCTCCCACAAATGACCATCACCGCTTGGGTATACATGAACACAGACCCGGCGAGTGGGGCAATACATCAGCAAGACATTATTTCCGGGTGGGTAGACGATGTTGGTGGTTTTGAGTTTTCGTTGCCAGATGCGGGAAATTCATACCGTGAATACTTTATCAAGGTTTATAGCATAAATGGCGGTAATTGGTATTCTGGGGATGGAATAAGCTCAGGAAGCTGGGTGATGGTAGCTGTATCTGTTGACGATGAAACGATTGTTTTTCAGTCACAAGATACACAGCTAACCACTACGGAGTTCATTGCCCCAACCGGCAACATTGAAAGTTGGGACGGGATGGACTTGTGCATCGGGAATATTGTGTCAACGGATTTAGACACCCACTTAAGAAAGCCTCTTATTGGAAAAATAACTGATGTTCGGGTTTATAACCGAGTGTTGAGTGAAGCTGAAACAGATGCTGTTTACACGGCTGGAATCGGTGGTGCAAACGCATCTGACGGGCTTATATTCAACGCCCCGTATGTAAGAACATCCGACCTCTCGCGTTATACAGACTTAACAATGACCGAATCAGATACCGTGTGGGATGGCATTGGCGGGTATGTAGGAACGCCAAAAGACTCACCAACGGCTCGGTTGCTTACTTAGGAGAAATTATGGCAGACGCAAAAGAATCAACTTTCGGCACGATAACGCCCGTCGATGGCGACTATTTCCGCGCGGTTGACGATCCAGGCGGCTCACCCGTAACGGCTAACGTAACGGGAACGGCGTTGAAGGCATACCTCAAGACCTACTTCGACGGGCTGTACTCAGGCACGGCGAACATCGCCTACACCACCTCTGACTTCTCAAAGACGAGCAATACCACGCTCGCCAACGTGACGGGGCTGACACACACGCTATTAGCAAGCGGGAAGTACATCTTCAAGGTGCTGCTGCAGATCACGTGCAACGCAAGCGGGGGCGTGAAGGTTGCCATGTCAGGCACGTGTACAGCGACCACCATCACCGGCGGGGTGGAGTTACTCGGACCCGCGCACGAGTGTACACAATTCACCGCGCTGGATGAAGCGGAAGGCGAAACAGCGAAGGATTACTTGGTCAAGGTGGACGGCTACATCGACGTGGCTGACGCGGGAACGCTGACGGTGAAATTCGCGCAGAACGCGACTTTTGCCACAGCAAGCACCGTGCTTGCTGGCTCATGGTTTGAGGTGATAAAGGTCGGATGAAGCCGATAATCGACATCAGCTATTGGCAAAAGCCGGAACTCATCAACTACGACAAGCTCGCGGCTGAGGTGGGCGGGGTGATCCTGCGCGCCGCTTATGGCACGCGGGCTGACAGCGCGTTTGACAGGCACTACACCGAGTTCACGAAGCGTGGCGTGCCGGTGGGGTGCTACCACTACATCTGCGAATACGTCACCGTTGCCGACCAGGTGAAGGTGCTGCTTGACGCGGTTGCGGGCAAGATGTTCAAACTCGGCTATTGGTGCGATGTGGAGTTGGAACAATACGCGGATAGATTGACCGCTAAGACCGTGATCGATTACATGACGGCTGTTGAAGCGAAGCTGGGCGAGTGGGGCGTGTATGCCGCAAAGTGGTGCTGGCTGACCATCATGGGCGACAAGTACGCGCGTTATTCAAGCCGTAAGTTATGGATGGCGGCTTACGTGGCAGATCACACGAAATATACCCCGGAAGGCTGGACGAAGCCGTTGTTGTGGCAGTATTCGAGCAAGGGGCAACTAAACGGTTACGGTAGCAACCTTGACATGAATAAATTCATGGGGACTGAGCAGGAATACGAATCATGGATTGGAGTGCAACAAATGAGTGATATTTTATTGAACGTTCCAGCGTTTTCACAGCGCGACCCGCGTTGGAAGGACATTAAGCTCGGTACAAGCACAAGCACCATCGGGGGTTACGGGTGCTTGATGACGGCGGGGAGCATGGTCGCCAGGTACTACGGCGTAGACACCGACCCCGCGAGATTGAACCAGTTATTGATTGACAATGGCGGGTACGTGAACTCACAGGGCGGCAGCACAAACGCAAACCTGTTCGTGTTCGGTGTGCTGACTGACATTTTCCCGCAGGTCAAGATGGACTGGACTAATTTCATAGACTGCTCGGATATTCCCGCACCGTTGGACAAGATTGACTCGTTATTGCTGGCGGGTTATCCCGTGATAGTGCAGGTGGATTACAACCCGTCAGACGCGGATATTGACCAGCATTGGGTGGTTATCAAGGGAAAACGTAACGGTTCGTACATCATCAACGACCCTATTGATGGATTGGAGCGTACGTTTGAGAGCAAGTATGGCGACCCGCAGCGGTACATATTCCGAATTGTGGTTTACAAGGGAACGCCTGCAACCTTGCCGGAGGAAACGCCGCTTTACAGGGTGAGGGTTAGAAGCGGGGTTACATCGCTGATCATCCGCACCGCGCCGATTGTGTCAAGCACAAACGATACCGGATTGCGAGCGAAGTATCCAGAGGAATACAACGTGTTTGAGGAGAAGAACACCTACGGGCGCATCGGTGCTGGCAGGTGGATTGCGCTGGCGTACACCGAGAAGGTGGGCGGGGCTACCCCGTTGACGCTTGAGGAACGGGTAGCTGAATTAGAAAAACGGGTGACCGCATTGGAGGCGAAATGAAAACACTGTTCACAGTATTGATTGTGCTGGTATTGGCTATGGCGATTGTCACGCCCGTTGTTGCGGGTGGTGGGCAGGTACAGCATCAGGGAGAGAACGGACAAGGCGCGGCTGACACTACCTACACGGTAGCGTGCAAGATCGTCACGAGCGACAGCCGGACTGACGAGCGCACAATCTACGTTCACGTGACGAGCAGGTAACAGGAGCAAACATGGAAGATACAGCACTCATAGGCAACCTTGTCAACGCGGGCGTAGGGGGATTGGTCATCATCGTAGTGGTGCTGTTCCTTCGGTTCCTTACCGCTGAGCGCGAGAAGTCCGCTGCACAACACGAGAACATGATGCAGTTCATCGCCGAACAGCGCACGACAAATAACGCGGCAAATGTCAAGGCGGCTGAATTGATCGCCGTCGCTCAGGTGAAAGCGGCTGATCAGACCGCTGGCACTTACGTTCAAGTGGCGGAGGCTATGAAATCGTTGACGACTGAAATACGGTTGTTGAAGGATAGTCACCTGGAACACGACACTCTTGTGCGCGTGTCATTGGAAAAGATGCGGGTGGCAAAAGATCGCGCCGCCAAGAAGACCGCAACAAAAGGGAGTTGATTTGAGCCTATTCAACACAGAAGCGAAGGGTAACGTCTTACTGGTTAGAATTGACGGCATCAAAGCGGGATGGGAACAGGACATACTACTGGTTAGCGACCAACACCACGACAGCCCATTCTGTGACAGGAAACTCGAAAAGCAGCACTTAGACGAAGCGAAGGGGAAACGCGCCCTGATATTGATGGCGGGTGACACTTTCGACGCAATGCAGGGGCATAAAGACCCCCGCGCGTCGTATGATGACCTCGACCCTGAATTGAAGACTGACAAATACTTTGACGCGGTGGTGGAGTTCAACGCGAAATTCTACGCGCCCTACGCTGAAAACATCGGCATGATCGGCAAAGGCAACCACGAAACATCGGTGCAGAAGCATCATAATATCAGCCTGATTGATAACCTTGTGTACCGGATGAACCACGAGAATGAAAGCAATATTGCGGTAGGCGGTTACGGCGGGTGGGTCAAGTTCCTGTTCACAATGGACACCACGAAGCGGGCATCCTTGAACCTCAAGTATTTTCACGGCTCAGGCGGTGACGCGCCGGTGACAAGGGGCGTGATACAGACCGCGAGGCAAGCCGTTTATTTACCTGACGCTGATATCGTTTGGAATGGTCACTCACACAATGAATACTGTGTTCCTATCCAAAGGGAACGCATATCGCAGGGTGGTAAGATTTTCCAAGATACACAATGGCATATCCGCACACCAGGCTACAAGGCTGAATACGGTGACGGGTCAAGCGGTTGGGCGGTTGAAAGCGGTATGCCACCGAAGCCTTTGGGCTGTGTGTGGCTGCACCTCTACCGTGACGGTGACCGCATCCGCATCAAGGCTGTGCAGGACGTGAGATGAGGCACTTCTACCTCCACCATATCCTTGACCCGCTGTTCCGCTGGGCGTTCTTCCACGTGCCGTTATTCGCGGATTACTGCGTGGAGTTCGTGCATCAGATCGAGCGCAAGGTACACGGCAAGCTGCTGAACCCTGATTACATCCAGCAGGCGCGGGACGCGATAGGGAAATAGTGTTATAATATAGTTAGCAGGTTACCGTCCTTTAACAATTCGTGTGCGGTGTGGTGGGACACATTAACATCAACGTGTATCTGCGGAGGGTTGACCAAGAAGCTACGCAGTAATCAGGTTCGAATCCTGACACACGAAATAGCAGGCTACCGTCCAAGCAACTCCCCCGCGTCTAATGCTAAGGTGGGGGAGTTTGCGCTATTACCGCCAGCGCACAAGCGGAATTGGCGTGAATACCCATGAAATACCCCGAGTCATAACCTAATTGTTAGGTTAATCCTAACAACTGGTTCATAACCCACACGGCTATATATCGCAAATATAGCCGTTTTGCTTATATATCAGTTTGTATCTCACTTATTGCGAAAAGTGTTACACAACGGGATTTGTGTATCAAAAGTGAGACACAAACTTTCTTACTGCGATAATACCCATTACGGCTAATTATGGAAGTAAGATATTTCGTAACCCGTCACTATATCGCAAAAGGTGACGATTTACGATATATCGGCTGGTATACATTGAAGTATCTTATGTATCCAAAGTGGGGTAGTTTGTATACGTTGATAGACACGAAACGTTGAGTATCCTAAATTTTTAATTCTTAAGAAAAGCCGTGTAATCTAATTCCTATTCTTAACAAAATCCATAATGAAAATACCAATTCTTAAATTTTCCAGAAAATGGCAATTGCCTATTGACATTTGTAT